TATGTGTCCGGCACGATCTACGACCAGTACATGGTCGATCTGGAAGACGGCGGCGGCGCGGACGGCGGATGGCGGCTGCTCCAGGACGGTTCGCAAATGCTGACCTTCCGGGGTATCGAAGTAAAGCCGCAATGGCTGTGGTCCGAAATTATGGCCGCCGATTTCGCCGAAGATCAATCCCACCTGGCCCTGCTCACTTCGCCGCAAAACCTGGCAATGGCTACCGACGTCAACGACCCGGAAAGTCAATTCCGGATTTGGTACGACGAAGAAGACGAACAGGTGAAAATCAAAGGCCGCTGGAAACACGGGTTCCAGGTCATTCACCCGTCGCTTATTTCGGTCGGGTACTAAGCCCGGCCGCTAAAACTCAACCTTAACCTTTCAACATAGGAAGTTATGGCACTTACCGCAGGACGCGCCGCAGTTTGCGCACTTCAACAGGGGGGAGTCGTCCGGATGGCCCTCGCTGACCGGGCCGACGTGGCGTCGATTACCGTAGACACCGACAAGTCGGTGACGGCGATCACGATGGAAACCGGCAAATACTTTTGGGAGTTTTCGTTTCAGGCCGAGACGCTGAAATTCACCGAAGACGGCAGTTTTCCGAACCTCACCGCGCTTTTTGAGCAGAAAATTCAGGGCACGTGGAACGGATGGAGCCAAGAAGACCGCACGGCGTTGGTATCGCTCTACAACTCTTCCGCGTGCGGAATGGTGTGTATTGCCGAACTTGAAAACGGCGAAACCATCATTTTCGGGATCAACCCGGACAAGCCGACCGTGAAGGTCAAATACGTGGTCCGCATGGAATCGAGCAAGTTCGACAGCGGCGCGGCGTTCACCGACCCGATAAAGAACGACCTGGTTCTTGCCGCCCGCACCAGTTCCCCGGCCACTAGCTTCGTGGACGGCTGGGCCGGCGTCCCTTTGGATTAAGTCCTGAAATGAACTACTGGCAGTTGCCCGACGGAAACTTTTGGGAACTGCCCGACGGCGACTTTTGGGAACTACCCTCGTAACTAACCGCTAATTCGCAACAAAATGTACAAAGTAAAACCAGGTTGGGAAGATAAAAAGATTTACGGCGTTGTGGCCGGCCGTCGCCTAAACAAAAAGTTGGGCGAATTGAGCCAGGCCGAATTGAAAGCGCTGATGGACACCGACCCGCGCAACAGCTCGCGAATGATCGACGGCGAAGCGGGGCAGGCCAAAACCGACAACAAGCCCGGCGAACCGCTGCCGGAAAAACCGAAAGGGTAAATGTCTGCAAACCGCGCAACAGATACGAATCAGCACACCCGCCCGAACGGACACAAACGAAACCGTCCGGGCGGTTTGCTTTCATCCGGCCTCGTTGAGAACCGGGCAAATCCGGTATTGTCTGAAGACATCTACACGGAGCCGATTCGAACGAACGGAATTATCAAGTTGGCCGGCGATTACGTGCGGTTTTTCGATGATTCTGACAGTATGCTGCATACTATTTCGGCGGTGTACAATACCAGTCCGACCACGCGGGCGATCATCCGGCAGAAATCAACACTTACCCTGGGCGACGGATTCAATCTGATGCAGGGCCGGCCAAATACGCTTTTTCCGGCCCTGGCAAAGGGCGCCGTTGCGGTATCTGACCCGGCCGTTATCGCCGCGCTCGACGACCGGCTAATGTCGGTAAACGCGGACGGTGAAACACTGTCGGAGGTTGCCGAAAAAATTGTGCAGGAATTTTTGACATACGGCAATGCCTACGTTTCGTTTTCCCGCACACGTGGAGGCGGCGAGGTGTTTTGTCACCACTTGCCGTTTGTGAAAGGGCGGCCGGCAGAGCGGAACAAAGAAGGCGTAATTCCGCACGTTGGCTTCAACGACGAATGGAAGTTGCGCACATGGTCGGACGCGAACGTGACGAAAATACCGCTCTACCCGAATTGGTCGGAGTTCGATGAAAACGGTGTGCAGCGCACGGCAATACACCTGAAGGACCACGCGCCAGGGTTCGAGTATTTCGGTTTGCCGGAGTGGATTGCCGCGCTTATGTACGCCGAATTGGAATACCGGGTAGCGAAATTCAACAGCAGCAAATTCGACAACTCGTTTGTTCCGTCCGGGGTGTTGCAGTTTTTCGGCGCATCGTCACCCGATGAGGCGAAGGCGATTGTTGCCGATGTGAAAAAGAAGTATGTCGGCACCGGAAAGAACGGCGGGCTGTTGGTCCAGGTGTTGCGCGACGAGGCGTTGAAGGCGAATTATATCCCGATGGAGGATAAGAGTGAAGGCGCATTTCTGGAATTGTCCCGCGTATCCGCGCAAGCGATTGTTTCGGCGCACCGCTGGACAATGAGCCTGGCCGGGTTCGCTACCTCGGGCAAGTTGGGCAGCAATGAGCAGATCAGGCGAGAGTTTGAGATCGCGCAAAACACGGTAATCGCCCCGCTGCAAAACATGATCTGCCGGCGCTTCCTGAACGTGTACCTCAAGGAATTGGCGGTGTCCGACCGTGGATTGCAGGCGCTTTACCTTACTATCCAGAACAGCACGCCGGTTTCATTCATCGGCGACATTGACGTGAATAGCGTACTTACCGACGACGAAAAACGGGAAATAGTCGGCTACGGCCCGAAGCCGAAAGGAGAAGAAACGACACAGGAACCAAAACAAAATCCGGACAATGGCAGCAATAACGACGCCGACACTAATCCAGCCGAATGAGGTTGTTAACGGCGGGGTATTGAAAGCCTCGCCACTAAACGCCCGTTTCGACGTGACATTGATAGCGCCACACATCGCGGACGCTGAACGGCTGCACGTTGCCCCGGTGATCTGTACGGAGTTTTACGATGCGCTGATTACGAAAAAAGCCGGGGCCATATCGAACTATAACACCTCGATAGGCGCAGCCGTGCAGGCGTTCCCGGAAGCCGGAGACGAGGCATACGAAACGTTGTGGACGCGCTACCTGGCCAGCCTTTGCGCCTGGGCGGTGTATTACGAGGCGCTCCCGTTCATTGTCCTGCAAACCGGATCAAACGGCGTGTACATCCCACAAGGCGAACACGCGCAAAACGCCGGGGTGTCAGGGGCAAAGTACCTGCAAGATACTGCATTGCGCCGCTTGCGCTCGCTTCAAGATGTGACGAAGGAATACCTGTGTGCAAACGCCGATAGTTTCCCTGATTTCTGCAAAACGGACATCTGTACAGGTTGCGACGATACCGCCCCGGAAGCCGACGTTCTGGCCCGATACGGGCTTTTCTATACCACCTAATCACAATACTATGCCCTCCGTATTCATAATTCCGAATCGAAACAAAGAAATGGAGCAGGTAGTCACGTTCCTGAAAGTCTTTTTCACGGTGTCTTTGGCAGCGACAATCCAATGGGTTTTGCCGCTCCGGGCGTTCATTGGCGTTACCCTGCTCTTGGTGTGTGCCGACCTGGTAACAGGTGTTCAAGCCGCCTACAAGCGCGGCGAAATAATACACAGCAAGGGATTCAGGCGGACGATATTGAAATTCACAATGTACTGCACGGCGATAATTTCGGCACACGCGATGGAATCGGTTTTCTTTCCCACGTTCCCGATGGTTTTTTCAATATCCGCCTACATCGCATCGGCCGAACTGTGGTCTGTGCTCGAAAATGTCGGCACCGTGACCGGCACTAATGTCCTTGAGGCGATCCGCGAATACCTGGCCGGAATAGTAAAATCGAAATCGAATAAATGAGAGCCTTGTTTTTCATATTGTTGTCCATTTTTCTGCCGGCGGTTGTTCGGGGCCAAGTTCGCCCCGACAACTTTCCGGTGGAAACGACACCCACAAATAGCAATTTCGAGTTCTACACGCAAAAGGGCGGGTCGGCCAGGCGGGCGACGATGGACGCTGTGGCCAATTACATAACCCCGCGCATCGACGCGGCGCCCATCGCGTACACTCCGACGGCTACCGGAAACCCTTATGCCGATTGGCGCAAGTTCGTGACCGACCCGGAAGGCGACCTGTATTACATAGACGGGAACGGAGACGGAATGTTGATAGCCGCATCAATGGTTGGAGTAACAGACGGCGACAAGGGCGATATTGACGTAACAAGCAGCGGAACGGTGTGGACGGTTGATACCGGGTCGATTACCACAGTGAAAATAGCTGCGAACGCCGTGGATAGTACAAAGGTTGGAAGTGGGGCGTTATCTGTCACCGACTTGGGGCAGCACTCAGCAACAAGCGGGCAAGTGTTGAAGTGGAACGGAACACAATGGGCACCTGGGACGGAATCAAGCGGCGGGCACGTAATTCTGGAAGGCAACACACCACGGGCGCAAAAGGACAGTCTCGAATTTCAGAGCAACAGCAGTATCGTTTTCGGGGCAAGTAATACCAGCACGCGCACCGTAGTAGACGCGACAATAGAAGCCGGGGCCGTTGGTGCCGCTGAAATCGCGGCGAATGCGGTAGATAGTACAAAAATTTGCTCCGGGTGTGTGTCTGTTACCGACCTGGGACAACACGGCGCGAGTAGCGGGGAGGCACTAAAGTGGAACGGAACACAGTGGGCACCTGGGACGGATAACAACACCGACGCCCAAACCCTTACCATAGACTCTACATTGCTCACCAGCCTGGAACGATTCGGCGTATCGATAAGCGGGGGAAACACCGTTAATTTCGACGTTCCCCGCGCTACCCTGGATACATTTAGCCTTTCAGGCACTACCCTGAGCGCATCCGTAAGCACCGACGCCCACCCGGCCTACACCGTAAGTTTTTCGGGCTGGGACACAGACGCGAGTAATGACCTGACTACCGCCACCTCCTTTTCCGGCGATGTAAGCGGGGCGTATAACAACCTCCAACTCGGCACCGGCGCTGTATCTAAAACAGACCTCGCCACCACCGCCGTGGATTCTACCCGTGTACCAGCGGGCAGCCTTTCGGTCACAGACATCAACCAGTCCGGGGCATCCACAAACCACGTGCTGAAATGGAATGCAAGCCAGTGGGCACCTGGGTTCGTCACCACCGCCAACTGCGATGCGACGATTACGGGCAGCTTGTTGCCATCTGGAACCTCTGGACAAACGCTTAGGTACGGCACCTCTTCTTGGTTAGCAAGCAGCTTATTTCGCAACGACGGCACCTCCCTTGGGGTCAACGGCGCACCAAACGCCTCCTACATGCTGCACGTGAAACAGGGTTCATCTACATCCGGGCTATATGTAGCCCGAAACAGCGGCACGGAGGGTGTCTGGTTGTATCACAACGGCTCTGCAACAGTTAGGAGTTCCGGCGGATACAACCTTAAACTATACGCCGAGAACAGCGCACAGATCAGCCTCGTTCCAGGCGGCGGCGGCGGGCAAATCGCCCAGGTCGATCTTACGCCGCTCAATCCGGTCACATCCGTGTTCGGAAACAGCAGCGGCCTGAACATTAACCCCTCATATTCTCCAACCAGCACCGGCGGAGATTTTTCAGTGCTCCGAATCGGAGGCGCAATAGATCAGACCTATCCAGCCGCGCAGCGTGTTAGGGGAATAGGAATATTTTCGTCAATTGATAGCGTGTACGCTGGCTTCTACGGCATCGAGTACCGGCCACAGAACGCGCTCGCTTTCCCGGAAACATTCTTGTATCAGCCCATCGGAGCGGCCGTCTCAAATAGGCTTGCCGGCGATTTGTATATCGGCACAGACACTACGTTGAGCGCTGCAAAAGTGCAGGTGTTGGGAGACGGGGCCACGTCTTCGACATATTCGCTTATCGTTACAAACAGCGGCGGCACAACTTCAACGGCGGCGCTCGTTGTGCGCGACGACAGCCGGGTGGGCATCGGCACGAACGCTCCGGCCGAAAAACTATCGGTGGCCGGCAACGTCGAATTGACCACGGCCGGCAACAAACTCAAAATAGCAACCGGGTCAAATGCCAGCATGGGCACCGCCACCCTGGTGGCTGGCACCGTAACCGTATCCACCACGGCGGTAGCAACAGGCAGCACAATATTCCTAACCTGCAACACGCCGGGCGGCACACAAGGCTTTCTATCGGCCCCGGCGGCATCAATCGTCAACGGTACATCTTTCGTTATTAACTCGTCATCCGTCACCGATACCAGCACGGTCAATTGGTGGATCATCAACTAAGAATATGAAATACGCACTACTCATACTGTTTTCAGTTGTTGCATTTTTTGCAACGGCTCAAAATGTGAACATCAAGAAACTTTCGATTCAGGATGTTGGCGGCGTGGAGTATTACGTTGCTGCCGATACGACCTTCGAGGGGCAAATAGTTGTCAGATTGACGCCTATTGCCAATCAGGTCGCCCTGCTTGCCGACAAACTCGCCCAGGTTGAACAGGAAATAGCGTCTTACGATTCGCGTATTTCCGAACTGCAAGCCTCGAAAAAGGATGCCCAGGCCCGGCGCAAAGAAATCGAAAAACTGCAAGGCAAGTTACAGGCGGCACCCAAGGAGGCGCCGCCAGTATCCAAGCCGAAACGCGAAAAAAAGGTAAAGGGACAATGAGCAACGTAACCGTAAAAAACGGCCCGGCCCGGCGCAATTATGCCCCGTACAAGGGCGACACGTTCACCGACGGGTTCACAATCACGGTGAACGGCGTTGCGGCTGACCTGTCCGGTGATACGTTCAAGATGCGGGTGCAGGACGCAAAGACAGGGGTGGAGGCCGTTACGCTTGAAATCGGCGACGGAATTGAGGTTGACAGCAATTCGGTTGTGTTTCGGATCGAAGCGGCGGACATGGAAGCGCTGCCCGTGAAAAAATACAAATACGACATCCAATGGACCAAAGCCGACGGCACGGTTAAAACACTTCTTGCCGGCATAATCGAACCAGAAACAGACGTTACGCCCCCCTAAAAAACAAACTATGTCAGACACGCAAATTAACATTCAGTCCGAAGAAACCGCTATCGAGTTCACACAGGAACAGGTAGCAATCGAGTTTGTGCAAGAGGAAGTACAAATAGAATTTGTCCAGGAAACGACGCAAATAGATTTCGTTTCTGAAAACATTGTATTAAACCTCACCGGCGTTCCGGGGCCTCCAGGCGTTGGCGTCCCTGTCGGAGGGACAGCCGGCCAGGTGTTGGCGAAGATCAACGGTGACGACTACAACACGGAATGGGTAGATCAATCAGGCGGCGGCGGTGGTGGCGCATCCATTACGGAAATCACCTACGCGGACATGGCCACCGCGCTGCAAGATGCAACACTGACACCTGGGCAATTCTACAACATCACCGACGCGGCCGGAACCGACCTTGGCTTTATCTGCCAGGCGGTCAAAGAAAACGAGATCACCGTAAACGGAACGGGCGGCTACCTCAACGCGGATTTTCAGGGGGAAGGCGATTACTCGAATGTGGAAGCCGGAACCGGCGTAGCATTCGGCACGCAAAAGGGTATTTGGCGGCCAGGATTTGAGGCTATTGTGATACCGTACACGAATTTGGCAGGCGGTTCTTTTGCCGTTGGCGATACGATCACCGGGGGGAATACCGGTGCGACCGCAGTCGTGGACAGCGACAATGGTAGCGAAGTTACAGCCTACATGACATCCGCCGGCGTTGCGATCGACGGGTCCGAGGTGCTGGACAATGGCAACGGCGTAACGGCGGACATGAACGGCGCGGCGGGAAACCCCGATATTGCGCTTGGCGATGTGGTTGTTTGGAATTTGCTACACTGGCAACTTACCGACGATACACTTTTGAACGGCACAGACCCGGAAACGAACACTGACGCGTACACGCTTTTGGACAAAGCGACTTACCCGGAAACATATATCGAGGCGTGGGACGTTTCGGAGTTTGATTTTGAAAATAATTGGTTACAAAGGCGGATTGATAACAAAGGCAATGATATAGCATATTCTTTTATTACGTCACAATCTGGCTATTGGGGGTACGCGTTCAACCCTATACTTAATTTTCAATGGGGGAACTCTACATGGTATTCGGTGAAGGCAATAGATGGGCTTGTTAACGATAAAAATACATATAGTAGTATTTATGCAAATAGGCTATATGGGGACGCTGGAATTTCTGAAAACATAGGCGGAGGTATATATCGGGCTAATGTGCTTAACGAAAAAGCGTTTATATACCAAAATACGCTTGCCGAAACAGCATCGATCGAAGAAAACATTTTATCTCCAGGCATAGGAATAGATGCTAACGCCCTTGGGCTTGGCGTTTTGATTCGAGCAAACAGCCTAAGCGGCGGCAGGATAGGCGCAAACACTATTTTAGAAAACGGATACATAATCGTTAACGAGGGCAGTATTTCGATTATTAATAACACGCTGGCTGTTGGCGGCTACATTTCCGGGAATAAGGGTGTTGGAGCGGAAGTAGCCGGAAACACAATAGGCGAGGCATCCGGGATATTCGATAATAACATTTACCAGGCCGCAAGAATCGCAGATTGCATGCTTGGAGATGGGGCATTTATTCGTAATTGTAATATCGGGCAGAACATCCGGATTGAAAATAAAACAATATCAAGCGGATTTAGGATAGCATATTGCGAAATTGGGGTAGTTATTGATGTTGCAGAAACAATAGCAGAAAACATCGAAAACAAACGCGCCATACCGGGCTTTTCCGACATCCCCGGAACAATCGACATTACCGGCCTAACCACGCTGGACATTACCGCCGCATGGGCGCAATACCGTGGGATTTTCAACCTTACATCCGACAACGCGACAGAAAGCATCGACACGATAACGAACCCGCCCACGCTGTTCCCGTTCACCTTGCGCCCCGCCGCCGGCCTTGTGCTGACCATAACCGGCACAGCCTACGCGGGCATTGGTGCCGGGCAAATCGCATTGAAAGCGACAGACTACGTTTTGGACGGAGACAAAGGCGAGTACATCGTACTGGAGATCGACCCGAACGGGACGGGCTGCTTGGTGGAAAAATTGGTAGTAAACGGCCTGATATGAAAAGCGCACTGCTTATACTGCTCACCATGTCGTCCTGCTCGTACAACTGGCGGCACGCAATAGCCCCGGCTGCATTGTCCGCAGTATCTGGCGCGTGTTACGGGGTACACGAAACGGTTGTGCACCATCCAGACCGGATACCGCAGAACTTGAATCGGCAATGGTGGGACGGTCGGGTGTCATGGACAAACAAGGGAACGACAGCCTGGGGGCAAACCTTCGGGTCGTTCGGTACCGACGCAAAACACACGTTTGGCCCGATCCATCGGTGGACGTTGTTTGGTGCCGGCGTTACCGTCGGCATCGGACGCCGCAGGCCGTGGTGGCATTACGGATTAGACGCGGCAGTGTCTTTCGCCGCGTTTTCAATAGGATTTCATTCAACTTACACAATCGGATTCAAAAAATGAAAAATTTTGTATTTCTATTCTCGCTCGTCGCCGCCTTCCTGCTGTGCGGCGCAACGGAGGCCAGCGCCCAAAGGCCCGAAGAAAACCTTTCGGACGTGGACAGCCTCGTTAACCAGGACACGTTTATCGTGAACCTGGACTATACCTTCAAGGCTCCGTATTACTATTCCATCCAGATTCAGGCGGATTCGGTGAGCGGCGCCAATGCCGGGACCGCTTACCTGCAAATTGCCAACGAAAAAACGGCAAGCCCTACGCGGTGGAACACGCTGCAAACGCTTACCATCGACGGCACAACAACCAGTACCGCAACCTGGGAGGGTATTCTATACGCCCGAAAAGCGCGGGTGTACTACATTTCACCGTCCGGCACTCGAAAGGTTCGGATATACACTGACATTCAACTAAAGGCCGTAAAATGATACCGAAACAAGGTTCCGAATTTGACCGGGGCGACCTGGCCCGCGCTATCGAAGAGCGCGACGGGTTGCCGCACGCCGCCGTACATTTGTACCTCGAAAAGGTCGCTGCCATCCTGCCTGAAATCCTGGGCGAGCACGGCCGTATTGAAATCGCCGGGCTTGGGGTGTTCACGCTTGGGCAGAAATACAGGAAAGAGGAAGGGCAATTTGTGCCAACCGGCAAAAAGAAAATCAGGTTCCGTCCGGCCGCCGACCTAAACCGAGCCGTCGGCATTGAAGACTAATTCTAGTCACGAGGTTATAATTGTTGTAATGTCACCCCTGGCCTGATATGGTCGGGGGTTTTGTTTTGCACGAAAAAGCCCGGCCAACCTTCCGATCAACCGGGCCAATAAACCCCAAAAAACCAAATGAAAATTTTCTAACGCGTACAAATATACAAGAAGGTGTCTAGAATTGCAAGAGGCGGATAACTGTTGCCTCCCGACCATACCAGGCTAATCGCCTGGGTGTCGGGCGGCTTGGAGTTATGCAGGAACAAAATCGGGGCAATGCTCTTTTAGGAAATTATAGCATTCATGCCAATATGCAGAAAGGTCGAGCGAATTGTCGCCGCCTTCTTGGTCGGTTAATCGCCAGTTTTCGATGCAGAAACTTTCGCAGTCGGGGTATTCTAAAAGCAATTTCTTAGCCTCGTCAATATTGTCTAAAAACATTGCTCTTGAAAGATTCGGAAGTCTTTCCGACCACATTTCAATACTTTTTTTTGAGTGCATAATGTAACATTTAAAATAATAAAATCCGCATAACCCCGCTTTCCCGCCCATGCTTCTTACGCAGGCGCACAGCGGGAAAGTACCAGTTATAAGCAACTTTACTGAACGAGATACAACCTACTCTTTTTGTCATAAGTAACATTTTCTTTTGGTATGATTTTAACTTCACTTATTAATATTTTACAAGGCTCGTCCAAATACCAAATGTGTTCAGGGTCGCTTTCGTGTATCATGCCAGCTTCACAATATTGCGGTCTAATTCCTTTTGGTTGAAAATATATCGTTTCCATATTTTAATAAAAGCTGCTTATAACAGCGGTTTTGTGCTATTTGCCCCATAAACATTTGTGGTAACTTGAAACTTTGTGCAAGGGGCAAACAGACACAAAGCCGCAAAACGTTATACATCATAAACATTGCCAGTTACTACACCGTCAGTTACGAATGAAATATCCCCATCTAAGAAGCCTGCAAGACTATCTCCATCTTCTAATCTTATATCAGTAAACATTGCTCTATCAGTATCCCAAAATATTTCATGGTGAGATACAGATTCAATATCATAAAATTCAGTGCCTTTAAATTGATCTGGATTGTCATCAATTTTTACTATATCTCCTTCGTATATTTCAGTACCATTCTTGTCTTTTAATCCTGTGTACTGCATCCATATTAAATCACAAAACGCAACTTCATTTTGCCCTTTATATCTATCAGACCATATTAAATTCCAATCGGTTAATTCTGTAATTTCAAATGGATCTGACATTGTTTTTGTGTGATTATCAAATATTCTAAATTTTACTTCTCTCATTATTTTAATTTTAGTTTGTTAATAATTTACGATGTATAACACTGTACATAACGACAGACTCCTATCGTCGCCCGATCGTATGTACCTGGACGTTATGCGGGATCATTGAAAACCTGCCATGTCATTGTCACAACATGGTTATCCTCATATTTGCTTGGCAGGATTCCGACGTATTGAAGGCTCCAATTTTGGGGGAATTGTAGCCGATGATCTTTGTCTGTGCCCAAGTCTCGGTTATTTTTATCGAATTGGATTGATACCTGGGATGATAAAACATGAACATGGGCAACTCGCGTTAATTTGACGACAAATTCCAAGTCGTTTTTATTCAGAGAACAATCTGATTTTAGTGACATCTTTTTGAATTGAAAGGTGAAATAATCCGCATAACTCCGCTTTCCCTTCTATGCCCACTACACGCGGCCACATC